CCTGTATCTACTGGTTGGATGAAGTTCTTAGACATTGTTCACCCTAAGGTTAACTACGTTAAGATTGACAAGTGGGATACCTGGAACATGGATAGTACACTTAGTCCTATTATCTTACCTATGCTCAAACAGCTAAAAGAATCCAAGCACGGTGCTCCATGGACTGATGACGAAGACGTACCAGAACGCCTACGCAGCACTACTAAAGCCGCAGTTAAAAGTAAAAAGAACGACTGGGACACTGACTGTAATCACTTCAAACGTTGGGATTGGGTCATGGACGAAATGATTTGGGCATTTGAACAAATGTGTGATGAAGATAATGATGCACAATTCCACACAGGCGAGCATGATACATTATGGGTTCCTAGCAAAGACCTTGATGCTAACGGTAAACCATTGACCTATCAGATGAAAAAGGGTCCTAAAGATACTAGTAAGTTTGATAAGAAAAGATACATGAAACATCACGAACGTATCCGTAACGGTACACGCCTATTTGGCAAATACTATCAAAACCTTTGGGACTAATATGGATGTAAAAGAAGTAGAACAGTTGATCGTAGAAGCCTGTGATTATCATATTGCTGAGCATGATCAATTATTAGGTATTATGTCTGGCATGAAGGGTAATGCTAAGTTTGATGCTGTTAAAAAGAATATCAAACTACAGCGCAAACATTTTATAGCAATGAAAAATATATTTGAAGGAGAATAATATGGCGTCACTTAAAGATACAATTAAAGCGGCATTAGAAAAGAAACAAGCAGAGCAACATGCTAGCAATAGTAAGGTTGCTATAGACACTAAAGGCCAAAAGGCCAAGTCACAGGTTAATGTTAATAAACCTACTAAGAAATCAGCTGGACGAGGACGTTAATGAGAGTTTTAATTATGGGATTACCAGGTAGTGGTAAGACTACCTTGGCAGAAAAATTAGTCGAAGAACTAGGCAAGACGGGTCCAGTTGAATGGATTAATGCTGACGATCTGCGTAAAGAGAACGATGATTGGGATTTTAGTCCTGCTGGACGGATCCGTCAGGCATTCCGTATGCGTGATATCTCTGAACGTGCTAACGAATTAGAAATGAATGCAGTCTGTGACTTTGTTTGTCCTACTGTAGAAACTAGACAGATATTTGATGCTGATCTAACCATTTGGTTAGATACTGTAAAAACCAGCAGGTATGAAGATACCAATGACATGTTTGAAGTTCCCTCCGCAGAAGAGTATGATTTCAGACTAGAGTCGTTTGAAGAAGTCGATGAGTGGGTCAAGACTATCGCCGATCTGGTAGATATATTATCAATTGACAGTAGTGAATAAATCAATGACCAACAACATTATACATATTAAATCTACACAAAAGTCTAATATGTTAGTAGTTCGTTGGGATTTGAACAACGTATGCAATTTTAAATGTCGTTACTGCTTTCCGGGTAGCAACGAAGGAACTTTTCGTTCACCTGAAGACCTATCACTGATAATCAAAAATTTTAATAGTCTATTAGATCAATACAAAACTGTCTTAGGCAAGGACACATTTCATTTACAGATACTTGGCGGTGAACCTACTGTATGGAAAAACCTGGCAGAATTTATTCGTGCTGTCAAACAACAAAATAATTTATATCTGAGTGTTACCAGCAACGGTTCGCGTACACTACGTTGGTGGGAAGAGAACGGGCATCTAATAGATAACCTTATCTTAAGTTTTCATCAAGAATTCGCTGATTTAGATCATACTATCAAGGTTGCAGATACTATGTACAAACATGGTAAAAATGTTACTGTTCATGTATTAATGGACGATAAATGCTGGAATACCTGTGTTAATAGCATCAATTATATGAAAAAGAACAGTAAATACCCATGGATTATTCAAGCAAAAGAAATAGTATCTACTATTAATAATATCGTTGTCTACACACCCAGTCAAAGAAAGTTTCTATTAGGATTTAAACGACGCCCAAGTTTAGTTTGGATAATTAAAAATATAAATTTACTGCGCAAAGGTTATATTAAGTTATACGAAAGTATAGCAGAGTTTTCTAATAGAAAAAAGGCTAGGGCACAACCTGGTTACTATCTTGCTACGCAACAAAATCAGTTTAAAGGATGGGAATGTAATCTTGGTCTTGAATCAATATACATAGGACACACTGGGGATATATCAGGTAGCTGTGGACAACGGATTTTTGACAGTGCCCTTTACAATATATTTGATACTAATTTTGAAAAGAATTTTAAGGTAACAAATACACCAGTGGTCTGTCAGGTTAGCCGTTGTGTATGTCAACCCGAAACACACATAACTAAGAAGAAACTTTAGTAAGAGGAATATCAGCTGCGCAGGTACACCAATCACGTGTACACTTAACTGGTTCAGTTGGTATGTCAAAAGTACCCGTATAAATATTACCTAAACTACCGCCTACCCGACAGGTAGCACGATGAACTTCACCGTCCCAATTGATCATAAGACTTTCTAGGCCTGCATTACAACTCCAACCTTTAAAGTTATTCATGTGCAGTTTGATTATATCGTTAGCGTGATATATTTTATTACGATCATTGTCAACAACACAATTAGCTTCAGCTGTGCTATTGTAATTCAATAACCATTCTAGATCATTTCCGTTATATCGCATATCATCAAATACATTATGATCATCCTCAGTCCAACGTACTCTACGTATAACATGAGGAACCTCATGGCTACTTAATTCTGCGGCGGCTTGTTTAACGCTAGGCATGTACTTATGATGCGCCATAACGTTGACTATAATAGGATATGCCACAGTATCATGTACTGTGGTAATAGTGTCCATTACACGTAGATGATCGTGTTCAAAATGTAGACTAAACACCAAGTGCTCAATGGGCAATTTAGCATAAAATTTACTAGGTCTTGTACCATTGGTAGTAACGTTAATCCAGTTAATGCCAATGTGTTTACAGTAGCGCACTAGTTCTTCAAACTTAGGGTGTACACAGGGTTCTCCACCGGTAAAACTTACTCGCACAGGCTTACCTAATAGCATAAGGCGATCAGCTGTGTGTTTAAGTAACTCTATATCTGTATGACCACTGAAATTATCGTGTATGATGCTGGGACAATAGCTACAGTTGTAATTACAACGTCGACCAAGATTCCATTCTACTTTGATGGAGTGCTGATGCATCCATCTACTTGTTACCTTAAACATAATCTTTGAACTCTGGAGTTATATCTAAGAAACTTTGATTACGTGTTTGATCGAGTCTACGATTAAATTCAACACAATCCGGCCACAAGATGTCTCGGTGTTTAGATAATAAGAAATTGATATTACTGTCAATTTGACCTATAGTAAAGTCTAATAGTTCTGGATATGCATGCACTAATTTGTATTTCTTTACATTATTTTTAGCGTTAAGCAATCGTTTTACTGCCAGGGCTTTAAGATTCTTAGGTAATACCTGCGCACTCAATACATTAGGATATTGTACCATGTTAGTATAGAATACAATGCCTAGCTCATTTAAGAAGTATTCAATCATATGATCCAATGTTAACACATTACTCACCTGCACAGCCACCGAACCAACAACTCTGGTTACGTTAGGGATCTTTTGGATTTCTTTGATATTCTTGACAACCTGATGCCAATCGCTGTTACCACGAATGTACTCGTAAACATCACCAATGCCGTCAACAGAGACATTAACGGCAATAGACTTAAAATGTGGCCAATAGTCATGTATAGTTCTTCCTTTTGAAATTCCCAATGTAGTGCCATTGGTAGCGTACTTTAATTCAATTTGATCACCGTATGGTTTCAGCATATCTAATATACGATAGTGTTGCGGATCCATTAACGGCTCTCCGCCTGCAAATTCCACACGACGAAAGTAGGGTAACAGTTTTTCAAAGCTAGCCCACCAATTTTCGCTATCATCAAACTTATCCAGATATGGTTTGTTTATAAGATTTAGACTACCAATAGTGTTAACTATAAAGTTATTTTCTTTAACGTAAAATTCTTCAACTTCTTCCCAATCATTCCAACTAGTACTATCCGTTGGGTTACACATACGGCATTTGAGATTACATAAATTATTCAATTTAATTTCCATTGTAGGAAATTCAAACGGCATAGAGTAGTCATCTGCTAGTGCATCTAAGGCATTAGGGTAAAGGGTAACACGGCTCTCAGGAATCTTAGGTTCAATATGACGTTGTCGCAGCGATTCAACTCCTTGATCCTCTAGATCAAAGCAGGGCGCACATTCTTTTGGACGCTCGTCATGCAATACCTGATAGCGTATACGCTTCATAGTATCATTGTTCCAGATAGTCTCTAAACTCTGGCATTGTATGTTGCCAACAGGATGACTGCGACAGCACGCTTTGATTGCACCGTCTTCTCTGGTTGCTAATCCTGTAAAAGGATGTAGACAGAAGGTTTTTGATTTAGATTCCATTTTGTGTTAACGCCCATGCTCGTTCTTTGCACCAAAAACATTCTCCGCAAGTCGGAACTTCCTGTGTTGGTCTATATGTCAGATAATCTGTCCCTTCAAAATTCCCTTCACAACTTCTGGTTAGATCAAATAACTCCATTAGCTCTAATCTTTTATATTGTTTAACAATCCAAGATTTGTCTACAAATCTAAATGGGTGACTAACCAGTTTATTCATGTGTATCATTAAGCGTAAATAATCATTATCTACTGTAGAATCTATATCTCTACTAGCCAGCCCGCCAAAATTTTGATCTTTAGGATTTCTGGTAGTACCATTATAATGTACTTCAACATTATTATTATAACAGATATATTCTGCAAATGCACGTATTTGAATATTATCCCCACTGACTTTTTTACCATATTCGTCAATGATGGTTGGTCCAATGTTTCCGTACTCTATATCCGGTGCTAGAAAATTAGTATGTAATTTAAAAGTAATGCTTGGGAAATGATGTGTTAGCCAATCAAACACTGTTTGAAAAATGTCTGACTGCCAAGGACGTGTTTTCCACATCCTGACATGATTTATTACATGCACAGTTGCATTCAGATTATTTTTAACAAGTAGATCGCAGACTAGGTAGGCTAACAGCGTACTATCAGCACCGCCACTCAGACTTAGTGCTATATTAGTCCATTGGGCTTCTATTGGAATTTCAATACTGTCAACGCTAACAGTATTAACTTGAATTGTACTCGTCATGAATATATTTATAGGTAGCACCATGCCTGATAAATATTTTACATGCTAATACAAACACCGTATTCAATACCAACTGCACTAATTCACCAAGTACATCATGATGATTTATCTCTAGGCAAGACCGTTATCAATGCGCCAACTGGTAGATTTTTCTACGATCCTTGGACAATAAAATCAGAATATGCTGGCACAGTATGGGATACCATTTTAAAAACACTGCCCGTGCCCGTCGGTGAAGCAAGGATTATAGTATTAAACTATGGATCCTGTTATCAACAACATGCTGATATTGACGATAGATATCATTTAAACTTGTCTGGAGAGAGTTGCTATCTGGTAGACATAGATAGTAAAATATTATATCCAGTGACAGCAGATGGCATCTGGTATACAATGAACACTGAACGTATACACAGTGCTACTAACTTTGGTAGATACAATAGAGTACAGTTAGTAGTAAGACATTTATTAATTGATGCAGACTTTGACGATGGTGTCGCAGTGCGTATTAGTTTTGACGATCTCGATCCCAACTACGCCAGATATATATTTGATAACTCTATTAGTGTTTGGTTAAATCGCACAAATAAACAGCATGGTCTCAAAAACTTTGAATTTAGCAGATCGTCTGTGACTTTTTCTACCAGACCTAGTCTATTGGCTTTGTTAAAAGATATCGTACCTAAAGAATTTATCTTAACCTTAATATGAAATATTACTACAACACTGTACCTGGACTAGGGCAAACAAGGAATAACCTCATCTACACCAGTCTGATGTCTGATGATCAAAAGACCTTTGTTCAGTGGTATTACAATGATACTGACTATCACCATGGACAAAATCAAATCATTGATCCCAGTCTGATGAGTGAAAAATGGGCTAAAGAGCTGATGTGGTTAACTCATATGGCTACACATCGCCCCCAATTGGTTCCTGAAATACAAGGCATTGATCTGGTTAATAAAAAGATCTACCTAAAGATAGATGGTGTTGATTTTTGGCAACAGAGTTTAGATGCTGGCTGTAGTTTTGATGGTATACTACCAGACTGGCAAGAGCAGATGCTAGCTATATTGCAGGCACACAAAGATCTAGGCTTTTACAAATATAGTCTACATCCAAGTAGCTATTTTATAGTAGACGGACAGTTAAAAAGCATTAACTATTTCTTCTGTCATAGCGATAGTGAAGAAGAAGTTCCGTTAAGTCATTTTCGCAGTCACATTAGCATTGACAGACAGCACAAATTAGAAGAATACTTTGCAGTGGCAAACCTAACATGGGATAGCGTATTGCCCTACAGCACACTACAACAAATTTCATTTGAGAGTTTTCGTAGTAACTATCCAGATGATTTTATAGACAAGGCCAAAAAGATATATCATGATTAAAGGCATAAACGGACAACCCTACCTAGATATTGAACCTTATATTGACATAGAAGGATTTAGTAGACTTCACTATAAAATATGTAGAGGACTAGTACAGGCCAAGTATAAGAAAGAAGGTAACATGGTTAAGCCAGGTGGGTGTGAAGGTGCATATGAACTTACATTCAAACCATTATATCAAGCACTTGAAGAATACCATGCCTTACCCGAGGATCACGATATACGTGTAGAAGGTCGTGCCATTGGTGAATACGAGAACCGTGATCAGTTTATGCTATTCTTAAAACTAGCCTTAGGCGCATACGATCCCTATCAATTTATATTTCTAAAGACTGAAGCAGGTGGGTGGGAAACTCGTTTTGACGAAAAGACATGGACACCAGATGCGGAGCTATTCCCGGAGCTTAAACTTTGGTTAGAAAATCTAGTAGAGCAACGAGTATTCAAACATCTTGGGCGTATTATATTCTTTAAAACAGAACATGATTGCCTAATGCCATTGCATCGCGATTTAATCCTGCCCAGCGAACAAGATTATTTTCCACATAGACATGAGTTTATACATCTACGTACTAATTTAGATAAACCCTTTTATATATGGGATTCAGAGACTGACGAAAAGATTTTAACAGACAAGCGTGCTATATGGTTCAATGATCAAGATTGGCATGCTGGCGGACGTACTAACAAACAAAGTTATAGTCTCCGAGTAGACGGGCCGTTTACCGACGAGTTCCGTAAACAGCTAGGTATTAGTCACTTAGAGTCTTACTAAGACCACGGTCAAAGCCGATAAAGTGGAATAAGAATTTTTGTGTAAAGCCGCAGTTAAATCCTAAATGCCACTCATCCCATTTGACCCACTTGTACACATCACCTTGCGGAACCATATGGAATGGTTGATCGTTTAATACGAATATTTTACCTACTGCTGGTTTGTCAATGAAGAAACTGTAGCGAACCACTTGAGGATTATTTTTGTGGGTTTGATAATCTTTAATAATATCCCAATGCCACGGGACACATTTTCCTGGCATCATTGAACTTATCCATACATTGTGAGGTTCAGCATTGACTAATTCAGCAAATTTATCCACGATTGCTGAATCAAACTGTGCGCCAGCATAATAGTTAATCCATTCAACACTGTCAGAGTCCATATAACCAGCATTTTGCCAATTATCACGCATTTCGTGTTTTTTAGCTAGTAGTTCTGGGTCTAGTTCTAAACTATTAGCATACGGATTGTCGGCAGTTCTTCGATCACCTTGTTGAGATAATAATGATGCTGTTAATGCATCACAATCTATTAAAAATTTGAAATTACCTACGTATACAGCTTGGTCTGACATCAGATATTGTTCCTAGACTAGATTGGGTACATAAATATTTTTATGCTCACACTCAACGGTAAACCCTTTATCACCTTAGATAACTATTTAGATGTTAACAAGATGCTTAGTCTCAGATCTGATTGGGAATTTGCGCTATGCTCGAGCTGGCAACATATCCGAACTGGTGTGTGGAACGCTGGTGGTCATGCTCCTGAAGATATTTACAATAGCCCCGAACTATTCCGTGAACGTGGTCTATTGTACTACGTCTACGAACAGGCCAAGGAGGATCGTAAGACAGACCCTAAACTCAACGAACAGTTAAAGCACTTTGAAGATACTGGTGATCGACATGGGCTGTCAAGACTACTAAAGTTACGATATAAGGCATTTGATCCTTATCACGTGCTAAATCTACGCTACACCACTGGGCAATTCTATGCCGCAGATTCTTACAGCTTTAAAGACGAAGATTGGGCTACTTACCATTGGGTTGATTATATTGATCGTTTTCCTAGGATAAAAGAATTTGTTGAAGAATTACCTTTTAGTAGGCTTGGTATTGTTACTGTATTCTATAATGAACATTATGTACCCCTAGGACATCATAGAGACTTTAATTACTTTCCGAGAGAAAGTGGCAACAAGCCAGAAACATTCCCTCATAGACAAGAACTTATTTGGTTCCGTTTTGATTTAACACGCCCATTTTATCTGTTTGATCTAGATGAAAAACAAGGTATTGTCAAAAAGAAAGTACCAGTAGAAGGGTACAGCGCATTTTTTAATCATCATAACTGGCACGGTAGCTTTGATGCCAATCCTTATAGCAGTGTAACTGTTAAAGTTGAAGGCCAATTCACTGACGAATTTAGAAAACAAATTGGCGTTGATAATCTACAATACTACTACCAAGAATAAATTAACTTCTACCTATTGACTTTAGGTACTTGCGGTAATTACCCTGTTCTGTTTTGGGAAACGGTAAACATTCTATGCTTTCACAGTCGTCGCCTTCCTTAAAAGGTATACCCGGTGGAAGGTCACAACATGTACGCAGCATATCAACTAATAAGATCAATCGATATTCATCAGTGAAGTTCCATACACTATGTAAACGTTGGTTGTTAAAGGCAAATAGGTCAGACCAATCAACGATCTCTCCGTTAACTTCCATGCCTAGATCACCCTCGGGAATGATCAACGGAATATGCACGCGAATCCACTCTCCTGTTCTATTTTCAATACCTGTGTGACGAGAAATTACACTATGCGGATACATTAGTCCGTAACCACAGATAGTAACACCATCATAGTTAGGAAAGATGTGATTAAATGCTGTAGGAAAGTTCTCTGGAGTACACAACGATCTATCAAATTTTAACATGTCATGATTAGCACCTGGCATATTATCTATGTCATACTGTAAAGATACATGTTTGTATCCTGAGAATCTATCCGGAATAGTACCCGGTGGATCCGGAATCTTATCAAAGTCTGGAAAGGTTCTGAGAAAGTCCTCAGTGAGTCCTTGTCGTAATGCCATTAGCTCATCGCAAAATCTAAACTCTTTTCCACGATATATGTTCTTTACTTCAGTAGTCATTGATAATCCTTGTGTATAGTAAAATATTTATTGTGCAACCATTGAGCAATAAATATTTTAACATACTAGGAAGTTACATGTCTTTTGCTCCGTTTACCTACAATCAGCAGTGGTTTGAAAGTGGAATACCTCCAGCACATCTGATTGCTATAGAACAACAACCAAACTTAGAAACCAAAGAAATATATCCAGATCTTTCTAATACTATATGGTATAACTTTAATCAACTAGGGTATCGCGATAAAAACTGGTCTGATGACGATCTAAACCGTAGCATTTGGTGTGTTGGGCATAGTGATGTTTTGGGTGTAGGCGTTGAGAACTATGAAACATGGACTAGACGATTAGAAGTATTAACCAACAATAAAACTATTAACCTAGGCTCTAACGGAGCAAGCTGGGATACTATTGCGCGAATAATTAGTTCTGGGTTAAAGAAGTATAGGCCAAAAAAGATCATAATACAGGCAACTACTGCGGTCAGACGAGAGTTTGTTAGTCACACTATACAACGTAATCTTATTCCGCATTTACCAGAAAGCTATTTGCCTTATAAAGATTTTTGGAAACATATCGATGACGAGTCTAACCAATATTCTCTAGAAAAGAACATGTGCCTCATTGAACAGGCTAGCAAACTTGCTGGTGTTGACGTCTTTATATTTGACCTTAAAGACCGCTGGGCTATGATTAAAGATGATCCCGCAAAGGACGGCCAGCATATAGGCAAAAATATACACGCAGGCATTGCTGAATACTTAAATCAGCAGTTGTTTCAATAATGATACCATTTTCTCAAGACCTATCAACTGTTATTCCGTTTGACCTAGATGATCTACTAGATGTTAGTCAGGTTACTATTATAACACAAGCACCTGTTGAAGATAATTATGTACACAAAGCATCATTGCCTCCTAGTGTGTTAAATCCTAAATTCTTAGACTACCTAGAGCAACGTGACCTAGACATAGAAAAAATAGTAGTGTGGCACTGGTTAACTAAAAATCCACATATTGCACACATCGACAGTAATCAGTACGGAGTTGTTTTACCGTCCGCAATAAATTGGACCTTGACTTCAACTAACTCACGTGTGCAGTTTTATGATTTACCTAATGTTAAAAAGGTAGTTATGCAGAGCAATGAAGCAAGTGCTGAGTGGACTACTAATAACTTAACTTCTTATATACCAATTGATGTATCTGGTATAGATCCTGTGGATATCTGGGACACCAAGGGTCCTTGTTTAATTAATACATCAGTACCACATCTTGTTGTTGCTCCAGAAATTAGAACTTCTGTTAGTCTACAGCTTAAGAATCCAAGATCGTTTGACGTTATCCTAGAGAAAATAGTAAATGGATAATGAATATTGCCTAGACGTTGACATTGGTCTAAACTGGATACTAGCTGATCAAAACTATTTTAGCACAGTAGATCTAGATCCGTTAACAGTCAATCATTTTAAACTACGTAACGAACATCTTACTGCTGAGTTTATCAGTTGGTTAGAGTCTGCTGGGCTTGAACTTTGGTTTGCAGAGCTATTTTATTGTCCCCCCAACGCTGGCATTTTTAAACACGTTGACTGTGTTACGCCCAGCGATAGTTGTAAACTTAATTGGGTATATGATCAAGATCAAACATTGATGCGTTGGTTTACACTCAAGGACGGTGCTTCTTTGATCAGTGATACTACAGGAATTGGCAGTACTTACCTTAGAGCAGAGCATGAGTCAGACTATGTACTAGCCCATGCTCATCGTATAGGAAAACCATCGCTGGTTAATGTCAGTGTGCCACATGATGTAGTTAACTCGAGCGACGCACCTAGATGGTGTGTAAGTGTTGCAGTTAAAGAACGAGGTGCAGATACTAGAATAGGGTTTAACAGACTTAAGGAACTATTGGTTGGTCCAGCGACCGTAGCGAGATAATTCTTCGTTAAATTTATCAACATTCACTAACCAAAAGTTTTGCACAGTGTTTCTATAGGTAAAGCTACCTGCAAACTTTAATACATTTGTTGACTCAAGTGCTGGGCAAAATATCTTATTAACCAATCGTTGTGATCCTACTTCGCTTTCTGTGCTGGTAATATACAAGTCACTATCCGTTGGGCACCAATCAATACATGTAGGCATTAGGTATTGTGCAGTATAATTTTGATGTGTTGTGATTCCGGTGACGGTACGCAAGCTCATACGAGGAAGTTCGTCAGTGAATACACAGGTTCGGGCACAGATACGATAAGAATTAGAGCCTAACTCCGGAACATCTAAACTATGCGCCGCAACAGATCCAACTGCTTTTGAGTTGTGATACAACATCCAAGTTTGCTTTTGGCGTTCGTTAGCAAAACAATCAACTAGCATTTTACGTGAACTATTATTGCCAAATCCCTTGCTGGCTGCCTTAGCATAAAAGTCCGACAGATCTAAATCTTCAGACCACCTAATCATTTCAATCATTGTTGTTCCTATAAGTATCCATTTCAGATCTCTGTTTGCTGACAGTTCAGACTGATATATACTATATAGCTAGTATAACACAGTCAATCAAATATGCCAACCAGTCATTTTTTCAAGGTGCCCCTATCGTATACCGAAGAACATCTTGACAACAAAAAATTTAGAGCGTTTGTAGATCACCATCAAGAAATGTTAATGAAAAACATAATTGATAGGTCTGCGGCGGTTGACTGGAATTACGTTGATCATCAACATAGACTAGCCAATGTTAAAGATCACTTAACAGGTCCAATAATAGAAACATTTAAAACTAACTTTGAAAATTTTATAAGTGGGTCAACTCTTAACTGTATCACAGGTTTTGAGAGCTTTAGTCGTTGCGATGTAATACTAGGTGTTACCCAATACATTGATAACTTTCATATTGCTAATCCTCAGGTGCAGGTATTAGAAAACGAATATGTTTATCATACAAAACTAAAACCATCACTGGTGCCAAGAACTATAGAGACATTATTACCAAATATACCACTGATGTTAGCTGTACCCTTTCCGCAGACTGGAAAAGCCCATACTCAGATGTATGAGTTATTTGATCGTTGTTTAGAATTAAACATTCCTCTGCATCTTGATGGTGCTTGGCTCACAGCCGCAAGGAATATAACCTTAGATCTAAGCCACTCAGCTATTAAGAGTTTTGCATCAAGTATGAGTAAAGGATGTGGTATTAGCGGATGGAACAGAATCGGACTCAGATGGACAAAAGAACATACTGAGGATAGTATATCAATAATGAACGACTACGCACAAATTAGTATGATGTCGTTGGTTGTAGGCAATTACTTTTTATCTAATTTGAGTCCAGATCATTTGTGGAACCTACACAGTGAAAAGCACAAAAAGATCTGTAGAGATTTTGGTCTGACGGAAACAGACACTATACACATGGGCATGGGTTCCGACGGACGTGGACGAGGACTACTAATGCTATTGAAGTATCTTGAGGAGCATATGATTTAATGTTTTATACTAGTATTGAAAAAATAGAATTTGAGAATAGCAGCATCTGCAATGCAAAATGCCCTCAGTGTCTACGAGAAGAGTTTCCGGGTGATTATTCAAACTTTGTACAGACATATCTCCCTGTTGAGTTCTTTGATCGTATTCCACAAAAGATATACGATAATCTCAAAGAAGTGATATTCTGCGGAGGCCTTGGTGATCCTTGTTCTGCACCAAACTTTTTAGAAGTTATACAAACAGTTAAAAGCAAAGTATCAGATATTCCTATTAGGGTATCGTCCAACGGTGGTATGAAGAGCACAGACTTTTGGAAAGACCTAGCTGTTGCATTAGGTACCAACGCTGGAATAGTATTTGGCATAGACGGGCTTGAAGATACCAATCACTTATATAGAATCAATGTTAAATGGCAAAAGGTCATGGACAATGTGCAGGCATTTATTGATGCTGGTGGTCGAGCTGAATGGCAATTCATTCCATTTAAGCACAACGAACATCAAATTGATCAAGCTCGAGAACTGGCCTTATCTATGGGTTTTGCAAATTTTAACGTGCGCAAGACTCACAGATTTCTATTAGAAAGCCTATTAGGTGTTGACAGAATGGCCGGTGACGGTACTTTACTACAGCCGCCAAATGAAGATCAAAACAAGAATATATTGTTTTTTGATAGGTCCGTTAATAAGAATATTAAGAATTTACTAGCATCAATCAACGACTCTAAAATTTCTTGCCATTCACAAAAAGAAAAAGAAGTGTATATTGATCACCTAGGTCGTGTATTCCCCTGTTGTTTTTTAGCCAGCACAGTAGTATCAAGAAAGCGTAACATCAAAGTTGATGATGGTTGGGTTGATCTGTGGTCTACCTATGGGGATACTCACATTAATTTAAACCTGCACGAATGGGATGACATTATATCATCTGAATTCTTCCAGAGAACTCAGCTCAGCTGGGATAAAAAATTTCCTCATCGATTGGGCACCTGTGCTGGTACTTGTTCAGATTCTAAAAATAGATTTAATAATTCCAAGGATCAAGCATAATGTTCAAGTTTAACGAATTAAAACAGATACATTTAGAAATAACCAATAACTGCCAGGCTGGTTGCCCTATGTGTTCGCGTAATGTACATGGCGGATTAGAGAACCCGCTGTTAAAGATCAATTCATGGACATTAGAGATGTTTCAATCTATCATGACCAAAGAAGTATTAAACCAAATTGACAATTATTATTTTTGCGGCGGCTACGGTGATCCTATTTTAAACAATGATTTGATTAAAATGTGTCTGTATTCAAGAGATATTAACCCTGTCCTAGGAGTTAGCATACACACCAACGGTGGCGCACGTAATTCTAAATGGTGGCAATCGCTAGCGCAGGCGATGCCTACTAATCATAGTGTAGTTTTTGCCCTAGATGGACTAGCTGATACGCATCACTTGTATAGAGTTGGTACACAATTTGATACTGTTTTACGTAATGCGCAGACATTTATCAATGCAGGCGGTATTGCCGAATGGGTTTTTATAAGATTTAAACATAATGAGCACCAGGTTGACGAAGCACGAGCATTAGCGGATAAACTAGGTTTTAAAAAGTTTACGTTAAAAAACAGTTCTAGATTTATGTTAGATCCAAAATTTAGCGTAGTTGACAAGCAAGGCAATCATCTGTATAATCTTGAGCCGGCCACTGACACTCCTATAAAATTCATTGATAGAAAAATTGTTGATTCCTACAAAGAGCTACTAAAAGACACTGTAATCGATTGTCACTCGTTAAAGACAAAAGAAGTCTACATAGACGCATTTGGGGATCTATATCCCTGCTGTTGGCTAGGTGGCGTACCATATACCTACATAGATCCAGATCACGCATATGAAGTTCGAACAGAAATGCTAAGGCAAAATAACGAATTAGTAGAAAAACTAGGAAATATTAACACAGTTACTAGTTCTATTAAAGAGATTATTAATTCAGATGCTTATCAGACTGTATGGGAAGATTATTGGACTAACAACAAACTAATCACCTGTGCAAGATCATGCGGGCAGACTAGTGCTAAGTTTTCTCGCCCTATAGATCAAATACAAGGTTAATTGAAGTTTTAGTTCAGTGGTATGGATAAATATTAATATGAACCAAATCTTAAAATCTAAATTACAATCTTGGTCAGCCAAATCAATGCATGCTGCCTATAACTTTATGCCGGTCGTGCCTCAACTCGAGGAAGAAGACAATACGTTTTGGGTTAACGACGACTTGGGATTTTATGTAATCAGTCATAATTATGCTTATTATTTCAACAACGACACTAAACAATCATTGAGTGAGTCCGACAACCTTGATAGTCCATATAATGATTTTGCTGTGTTAAGTTTATTATTCACCGAAAGTCAACAGCAATCGTTTTCGTTTGCCAAACCTGTTGAGGTAGAAACTAGCCAAAACTATGAACAAATATCTTATTCTATGCCAAGTTTGGGTGTGCCGTTTGCAGTAAAATATTTTTCAGAATACGAAACAATCGACGAACCTTACGTAACTGAATATATTGATCAGGTAGCATGGATTATTAAAATCCTTAAAGATTCTAATAGCATGTTTCCCGAAACGATGATTTTTCCAGATCATCGATACGTTTGTAATGATAGAGTTTACTTTTTTGGTCCACTAAAATTTATACTTACGTATGACCAGTTTATTGTATTAATGTTAGACAACTTTAAAGTTGTTTTAAATAGAATATTTTCACATTTAGATACAACAAATCTTTATTCTCAGGCTGAAGCAAAATGGAAAATGTAAAAGACTACGATATAGCAATCACTCTATGGAATGACGACATTAAGGCATATCGTATAGAATCTAACCTACTTTATTTCCCAATTACAATGATTGGGTACAGTTTTAATAAATCTATCTTTACCAAAGCTGAGTTTAGTTATAAAAACAAATTAGTTACCTTTATTAAAGGGTCACCGGCTCCTATCATTGTTAGCCTTTAATTTTACCAATTAACATATAACGAGTATACAACGGCAATTCTAATTCGCCCTGCCATACAACATCGATATTACTCTGTTGCTTAAATTCATCTAAACTCTGTGCTATGCGCACATGCTCTTCAATTTGATAGTTGTTGCTTTGTAAGACTAACAGCGCATTTGGCATTCTATTAGCCAACCATTGATCATATTGGGGTTGTGATACATGTTCGCAACTGGTGTTGATAATTACGTCATAATTGGCCTGTATATCACACATATTTGCCAGCAGAGCAGTGAATTTGCCATCAATTTCTTCACCTTTGTTCATGGTATTTGCAGTGTCTTGAACATCATGATCTATATCAACACTACGAATTTTGCCTATTGGTAACCCACTCTGAAACAACATACTAGCTAGTACACCAACCCAACCGCCGTGTATGTCTATAGTTACTTCTTTAGTAACGTGAGGGCGTAGATTTTCTATTAACCATTCTTTGCTTTTAATCTGTCCAGCCCAAAACGCATCTAAGACTCGTTGCGGGTCTTTACTTTGTCGGATGGCCTGCATCCAATGGTGTAGGTGTTCTGTGTCTATATTCATTATCCAATACTCCTTAATTTAACAATTGCAGAATTATCTAATCTGGCATTAATGGATAATTGTTTTCTGTTATGTTCTAATATATGCTGCATGGATTTATACCATACTAGTTTATCCTTAATCTCACTGATTTTCTTAAGGGCTGTTACTATTGCTTCCATTCGTTCAAAGGTAGGCAATTGGTCATAAGTTTCATCTATCCATCCGTCAAATGTTTTATATCCCATCTCTCGCAGTTTAGCTAAACTGCCTCGATTACCTAAGATAATAAATGGATGCATACATGCAATAGGTTTAAATGTCTTTTCACTGACGAATATCTCATTATCCATATCACTAAATGATGATTCTGACACCACTGATACCCAACTATCCGCACAAACGTCATCTCTAATTCTGTTAATATAATAACTATCAGGTTGTTCTGTATTAGATGTTCCGTATATAGTTGATGGTAAGCGTCTATTGGCTTGTTCTATTAGATCAGCAGCGGGGAGTTGACCTTCAACATACATATGATGTGTATCAAATTTGTTTATACTAATTAATCCTTGATCAACTAGGTTGTGCTCTATTAATCTGGTATAAAACCAAAATCTATGCGGGCGGTTGCGTTTGTTAAGACAATTAAATAATTTAATTGATTCTAAATGATTTGTCTTGTAGTCTAGACTAAACTCTGTAGGTAAGCTCGATTTAGTAGCCAACTGATCTATATCAACCTCAAAGTGCGCATATGATATAACGTTAATCCTATCTATAATGTTGTTAGCATCAGCCCAGGATAGATATTGTTCTTCTGCTAATAGATTGCCAGTTACATAGATTATTAACTGTGGGTTAATTTGATAGTCTCTGCATTGTTTGTGGAAATATTCCCACAACCATTGTGTTTGGTATCCTTCGTGACTTTGATCCAGTAGCAACATAGCTCTACTATGTTTTAAATCAGTTAGGTATCTGTAGTTTAACAGACCAAAGAAACTTTCTTTATCCAAACCTGCCCAATTGTTAGGATGATGTGCTACTCCTGAAGCAATGATATATTTCCTTGGCCAAAAACGTAGTTTAGATTTATAGTGCCACGGCAAGCGTGATACTAACGGGCTTGGCGGAAAACGTTTAATACCAGATGTATTAACATCTTCGCATTTAATAAAATTGCTTTCATCTTCTTCAAATACAAATCTCATTGATACCCTCGTTCAACAATGGCATTATATAATTCTTCTGCTACTACTTTATTACCCTGACGTGTAGGATGCGCACAGTTAGTGATATATGTACCCGGACTGGACATTGATGTGTAGTAAGGAAACCATCTACCTTTGGCTATTTCGCAACCCTGACCTTCTAACACACTTAATAACTCTATAATAGTTGTATACCCCTGCGGATAAAACATCTGAGACCAATCAAACTGTTCTATTACGCGATCGTGATAGCTTTTAACAAAAGGCATATAGCGAGGATATACCTGGGTCATCCAATCTTTAGTTGTACGCATATCAAATGCGCTGGTTACTATTAGTTTATAGTTATTAGCACGACAATAGTTTTGTATGTCTAGTAGATTGATTAATAATTCTGTAGCAATAAACTGTTCTGAATATATCTGATCAGCATAACATTCCCATAACTTCTTATTAGTACTTCCTGGGTCTTGTGGATTTGGCCACATACTATAGAAATGGTGTTCTTCACTTTGTGTTCTGAGTGCAAAATCAAAACGTTCTAAGCCACTAAGCATATAGATTACAATAACCTCGCTGGCTTTGGCTAATTCAATTGATGGATTTAAATATAATTCTTTAATAGCACTGCGATTGCCTGTGCCAGCGTGTCCTAGATTAACCGGTAGCCAATCAGGCATATGATTGTCGCATAGTTGTTTAACCCAACTGCCCTGATATTGTTCTTTTATCAGTTTGCGGTCCGATGTGTGTACATCTATCTTACCATGATGTTTAGCATAGGTTTCATCTGAGTATGCGCCTACTCCCTGTGTAAAGCTATCCCCTAACCCCACAATAAGTTTGTCCCCCAATTTAACTTTTACTTTGGCAAAATTATACACGTGGTAGTCCTTGATAAAATTTAGCTAACTCTGGAAAGGTTTTTATAAAATCTGTACTACGTCTGCGATCATGCTCTTTAAACCACTGATAGAAATCTCTCTGACCTTCTAGTAACTTCTCATCTGTATACACAGTAGATTTAATATAGTCTAGTATTCCGTTAAACTTAGCAACTTCTGCTGAAGAGAATCCTGTTCTATGTAGGGTACTTTGCCAATCCTCCATAAACGTCAGGGCCTGATATGCATAGCGTACACTGATATCTTTAGGCAGTATGTTAATATCATACTGTAACGGTTGTACTAGATAGGCAACATCAAACCTAATACGTTGCCATTCAGATTGTCTAAAACCATTATACTTTTCGCGCCAATCAAGTATCTTCATTAATAGGTTAGTATACGTTGGTGCAGACAGTGCGGTATAGGTAACCATTAGGTCAACGGCTGTGTTAGTTTTGGTTAGATATGTATCCAAGTTCTGTTCCCACACTGCGAGATCTAGTCCTGTACGTATATACTCTGCAGATGCACCCCATGTGTCCATACTGGTATACAGTTTAAAACTCTTAATCTTACTATCTTTGAGTAAACGATTAACATGATCACATAGTCTGTCTATTAGAATAGGTTTAACTCCTAGGTTACTGTTAATGTTCAATTCTAAATTGGGTTTAGGGTTAACATATAGGTCTTCTAGTAAGCGCCAAGTTGACTGTTGAAGTAACGGTTCACCGCCGGTGACACGTAGTACATTTAATGTCTTACTGGCTTCGGGCCACCAAACCCACCAAGCAGCCACGTAAGGGTTAGTTTCTTCTTCATATACAGTGAAGTCTAGATCGTTACGATGGTTTTTGACCATGGTGTAGGGACCGTAGTCCACAATTTCTTTATAGTAGGCTGTACTGTACTTTGGATGGCAGTATCCGCATTTAAAATTACACTCATTACCAAATGATATCTCAAGGTAATCAGGATTAACATTAGCCATTGGGTCTTGTGTGACTTCTAACAATCTTGCTTTGGTGTATAGTCTAGCATTACGTTCTACACGTTCGCTGGTATGTCCTAGATCTTCTATATTCCAACAATACTGACAGCCATCTGGACGTTCACCGTTGATCATTAGTTGGCGTTCTTGTTTCTTTTGTAGTGTATTATGCAGTGCGCTGGGCTGGCTTAGTTCTGCTACTGGGATCGTATGCGGTGCTGGGTGATAACAACTATGCGTCTGCCCCAGTTGTAGGTATATGTTAGTTTGATACCATTTAGCCATACAGAATGTAGGACTAACTGCATTAGCAATTGGTATTACTCTTTTAATTTTAAGTTTGTTTATCAAAATATTCTTTTAGCCATGTAAAGTCGTTGATTAAAGTTAAATCACTAGTAGACTCTGCCCATGCCTGTCCTTGTTGTGCACCTAGTAGTGCGTATTCACCGTAGGGTTTATCTATACCTATAGTTTTCCATGTGTTAAGTCTGGTCTGTGTTTCTTCTGAAATTTGATTACGTATGATCTGACTGCTCAACTTTGCTGCTTCACGGAATGCTGATCGCCATGTAGTATATGCATCTGTGTTGAAGTTTGTTACACTAGCTACCTGTTCAACTGCGGTAAAGTAATTACCTATGCTAGTAGTCATGTCAACCGTTGAAATATCCATTGAGATGGTTTTATCTCTAGGCAATAACTTTATACCACCGTACCCATAGGTTAGTCCGTTGATAGGATTCTGTGATTGGTATACGTATACTGACTCTTCTGGCTTCCATAGACCCACAGGGTCAGCAAAGGTAAATGAATCTAATACCGTACTGTCACCATCAACTACCCAAAACATTTTAGTGCGACAACGATTAGCCGCGGCTATATGCGCCTGATGTATACCTTTAACTCCGTGTACCCTGCGTGCTATAGGAAATCGTTCTTTAAGGCGTAACCAATTTGCATCAGCATTGGGTTCGTTGTAACTTATGAATGTAATATCAAATATCACGTCGTGTCAGTGTCCATCTAACTTGTTCTGCCGCTTGATCAAACTGATCTTTAATCAGCTCAACAACATATCTACTTGTTTTAGCATCTAAGCAATTAATATCTAATTTATAAATTTTCATTAGCTCATCACCGTAGTAGTTAATGCTATTCATAATATCCTGAGTACCAACTTCTTTAAATATCTCAGCTAATTTATCAAAATCACGCACCTCTGTATAGTCCCAGTCTGTGCAATTTATCTTATAGCATCCGTGACGAGCACCTAATATAGCCCACAACCCATTATCCACATGAGCACCGACACTACACCATACTTTTAATCTATGTAGGTTGTGCCAGTGAAGTTTGTCTGGTCTTGGTTCTTTTAGTCGGATGCCATCAACCAGGCTCATCTTAACACCTTCTCGAAAGCCTGCCCGCCAAGCCTGATAAGGACTAGAGTTTGGATATGTTACACTGTAGCTGTCTATCAACGGTCGATATTGTTGTTCCCAACAAAAATCTACCAGGCCTTTTTCTTTATCTGCAATTTCATGAGACTGCATGTTTAATACAAATTCTTTATGCCATACCTTAAGACTACCGTTACCGTATCTTAGTCCATTTAATATGTTAATACCCGGCCAACTAAATGCTTTGATATTTGTCGGAACGTCAATAGTTTGATCAAAGAATTTTGTATCAACTATATTATCTGCATCAACTGTAATGAACCATTCGGTATCACTCAACGCTGCTGCGGCCTTATGGCAAGCATCACTACCTTTAACTCCATCAACACGTTTGGCCCACATACACTTGTTCAGTAGATCTGCCCAGTTACTTTCAGCGTTGGGCTCATCGTAGCTGATGAATATACAGTCTAGTTCTGCTATGTTTAGTTTCACGATACTACCTTAACTCTATATAGTTTTTCAAAACGGTCAGCGTCTTTGCGGTCATTAACCATAGGCTCGCCTCTAACGTTAAGACTAGTATTTAATAGCATAGGACAGTCTGTCCAAATAAACCACTGCTCTAAGAGTCGTCTGATTCCCGAGCCATCGTCTGCGACCGTTTGTACTCTACTGGTACCATCAATATGCACAATAGCAGGAAACTGATCAGGAAACTTACAACGAGCGACAACTTGCATATAAGGGCTATTGCGCCAACCCCTAGGCATGTCAAAATATTGATCAGCAAGCTCTTCAAGTACGACAGGTGCGAAAGGTCTGAATTTTTGTCTACGTTTGATTTCATTTACTTTATCCTTAATCTCTGGACCTCTAGGGTCCGCTAATAAACTACGATTGCCTAGAGCTCTAGGGCCAAATTCTGCTCTACCGTTAGCTACCCCAACAATTTTGTTAGTAACCAATTCGGAAATGATATCTTTAGTAGGGTAAGGACCACTAATATTGTGACCCAAAAAAGCATTATCCCAAACCAATCTTCTGCCATAAGCCAAAGCTGCCGCGCCAAGGCTACTGCCAGCATCACCAGGATTAGGCATAATCCAAATGTTATCAAAATATTCTCCTAGTATTCTATTCGCTGTACAATTAAGTGCTACACCGCCTGCATACACTAGATTAGGGCTAGGTGCAAGATCCCATGCTTTACTCATTATGCTAGCAATTAAATCTTCTGTTAGTTCCTGTGCAGCTCGGGCAGTATCTTCATCACTCCAACTGCTTATAATCTTACTCGGTAGTCCTATGTGTAGGTTATGTTTAAAGATCATTGCCGCTTCATCTTCTATTAGGCTAGCCTTAAGTTGATCTGCTTGATACCATGTTTGTTGTTTACCCCAGGCAGCCATACCCATTAAAATATATTCTTCATCTAATGGTTTGAGCCCTACGCTTTGTGTAAATGCACTATACATAAGTCCAATACTATGTGGATATGTCTGGCGCCAAACTCGTTTATACTTTGCTTTTCCATTAACATATTCAGCTGACCAAATACTAATAGTATCCCATTCGCCTATAGCATCAATCACTACCACAGTGGCATAGTCAAACGAGCTTGTTTGGAAACCTGCAGCCGCATGACTCAAGTGATGGTTATACGATTTAATAGGTAACTTATGTAAGTTGAATCCAGGCAGTTGTTCTTTTAATATTCCAGCCACGGTCCACGGTGTAGATAACTCGCTATACTGGCCAGCATATAACTGTCTTGTTTTTTTAAGCCACGGACGCTCATAATAGGCAATGCTATCTATAGGGCCGTACTTAAGAGCATCCTCTATCAGTCCGTGATGTAGGGTTGAATCGTGCTTAATCTTACTGTAGCGTTCGCTATGTCCGGCAAATAAAATCTTACCCTCATCAACTACTGTTACGGCCGCATCATGAAAGCCGGCTGATATCCCTAGTATGCTCATTTGTAGATAAACGGATCTTTTTCTCGTAGCTGTTTTAATCGTTTCTTATAGGCAAAATACATTTTAATTCGTTGAAATAAATTTATCATAGTTTCATCCCCCACAGACTTATACGTTTATTAATAACCAATGGTATTTCAATTGTTTTTGATCTTGTTAGCTGGTATATATCCATTTCAAACGAAGTTATCAATGCAGACATATTACCATACTCAGTGACAAAGATTTTACAATTACCTTTATTTTTATCGATAGTGTCAATATATGTTCCTCTATAATTTTCTTCTAGCCTGTCAACATCAAACGTTAGTGTGATAGTATCAACTGTTACAGAATATTTGATATTAAGGTAGTCAAAGAATATTTTTCTATAATCCAAATCTTGTATGATATCAGTGGCAATGACTGCTCGCTCATCAAATCTTTGATTGATAGCGTACAGATATCGATGTTTAAATTTTGCAAATCCATCTTCACCAACTACTACTAAAAATAGATGGTGTTGTTTCTTGTCTGAATGAAAATCTATTAAATCTTTCTCTGTTATTTTACAGAGTGCTGATCCTGCAGGTACCTGAGTAGAGTCTACATTTAAGGCCTGTATCTCTAAGGTATTTTCATTGTACAACATATAATAAGGCTGTGTCATATAGCGGCCCGTAATGTCTGTATAACTTCATCAGTTATTAATTCTTTCTTAACATAGTGTAATAACTCTGCCTGCTCCCATACTCCTAGTTTAACCTGTCCTTTGCTATCAATGGTAAATCTTAATTTTTCGTGCCAGTCTGCAACATTTTCTTTCCATCCTTGTACCGCAGGCTTCATATGGGTTATCCGAGGAAATCCCCAATTAGGAAATACTGCTTGGTTTTCAAGTTCTAAAATTATTAATGCTAACGCAAACGCTTCATCTGTAGGTAATGTTTCTAATCCTGTGTTAGTTAATCCTAGGCTAATAAATTCACCTGCGTGGTCAGTTAACATTTTAACTGTATTGAAGAATTCCTCAGCAGTATCAGATTTTTTAAAATAAGTCCATGCACTATACACATCTGGCCATTGATTATCTGCAAATATCTTACGATAAAATCCATAATGGAATAGTTGTCCTCTGTGAGTTTGTGGAGCAGATGCAACAAATAAATCTAACGCAGACATGCGTTCCCAAACATAATCCATTGGTTTAAGGAATAGCATATCACTGTCTAATAATACTGTCTGATCGTACGGGGATAGATCGTATGCTCTTGACCTAGCATCCATGCCAGATAATGCACCGCTAGGAATTATGTGATCAAATAAGTCTGCGTCAAAATAACCAATATTGTTTGTAACCACTGATACATTATTAAATTCTACAGTCTGAGTTAATTTAATTGATAAAGCGCATGCTGTAGCAAGTTTACTATAGTTGACTTCATTGGAGTCTTGTGCAAATAACAGATATCCCTTAGTCATTGGCTAACTCCAAAAGTTGATCTAGGTTGTCTAATAGTGAATTTTTGTTCATAATATGTATGTCTTGATCTATGGATCTGGCAACATAACAGCTGGCTAGATTATCTATTAAAAAAGTTATTTGTCCAGTTGGTTTTACATCAACTATCAAATCAGTATCTTTAAATAATAGCGGAATAGGTAACTTTCCATGCCACTGCTCTAATCCGTGTGATCCCATAATATGGCAGGCAACACTAAATGCATGATCATTTCTAAATTGGTAAGGATTAAACTGGTATATCCCTGCATAATAATGATAGTTAGATCTAATATGCTCAACAAGCTCAAATAATATTTTAGTTTCTGATGTTTTACTAAACAGTATATTAGTAGCCCATAGCATATCGATGGTATAGGGATTAAGTTGATAATCGTTTAAATTTTTGTTTTCTAATAACTCATGCATACCAGGAGTAATTAAGAAATCAAATTGAGTGTTCCAATAATTGTTCAATATATCGCTGAATATTAAAAAATCAGTATCTATTAGTAATGTTCTTTTATACGGAGTAAGATCCCAGGCTGATGCTCTATTGGTATTAATAAACTGAACAGATTTACCGTCCAATGATCGTCGATTATTATTATTTGGTCGCTCAACTTGTATAATATGGTCAAACGGTAACAGATCAAATTTACTTTTAAGATTGTCTAAGGTATTTTTATCAGTGATTAGGCTAACTGGTATTTTTAAATTTTTAATAGCCAATTTTGCTGCCAACACTGCTTGGCTACCATAATCTATATCACCATCGTGTGCGTACATTAAACATCCACGTGTCATAGATTAACAATGGCCTTTACTGTTCTTTTCTTTTTTAATTCTTCAAAATCAACTCTATACCGATTAACAGCACGGTGATAAGTGTTGTTTGCTTCTTTTTGGAATTCTTCAAGATTGCTGATAATTATTGGAGTTAGATTTTCATCTAAAATGGTTATACTACCATCTTCGTCTGGATTGAATAAGTGCATGAAAACAATAAAATTACGATCAACTAAAAATCTACCACCATTATATACTAGTTCTAATTCTTGGCGCAATTTTGATTGAATGCGCTTTTTTTCCAAGTGTAAGGTGCGTTGATAGTTAGCAAATTCTAATGCTTTTTCTAATCTGTCGTCCATAAAAAATCCCTAGGTTTATTATATAGTTATTATATACTAAATTGCCAGGGATTGCAAGTGATTATACGATTGTACTACCAGCAGTTACAGCAAGTGTTGGTGCTGTTCCGGTAAATGCACCGGTTGCAGTGTAATTGGTAATACTAAAACCAACGCCTATGGTGGCGCTTCCAGTAACAGTATCCGGACCTGCTCCTAATGCAGCGTGAGCATCATTATAGGTAACTGTACATGTGATCACAGCACCTGATAAACTTACTGCTAATGTTAATGCATTTGATCCATAAGGGGCCGCACCAGCACCAGTGTACTTATTAGTAGGAGTGGTAGTAAGGCCAGCATAAGATGTAACATCGATGGTATAGGTAAATGCAGTAACTTCATTTTTCCATGCAGTATCTTGTGTTGTAGGCGGAGTTCCGCGATAAGTACCTTGAAATACTATTTTGCCGCCTTGATTAAACCAATATTGTGCTGCGGCAGTACTAGCAAAAGTAATAGTATTTGTTTGTGCTATTGCCGCAGGAGCAACTACACCGCCCCAGTTGGTTGTTCTCCAATATGTTGTTGCAACCGACGCTAATTGAGTAGCTGCTGCTACAAGTTGATTTGTGATACAGGTGTTGATTGTTGTATCTAATAAATTTAAGTTAGCGGCATATACCACATTACCGGTAATTTCAAATGGTTGAGAATCTGTACTTGCGGCATATCCTGTAAAACTTGCGCCGGTTTGATGTACGTAACACTTATTGATATCATCTGCTAATACTTGAAACTGCGTTTTAGTAATAACCGCACCAACTGCTACAGTAGTTGATGTAACGGTTTGATTATATCCATAGTTTGGACTGCCTGTACCTGGACCGTATGGTGTTCCAGATCCCAATACCTCAACTACTTTAATTTGTACTGCGTTGTAGTCTGCACCATATATGATTGCGCCCGGTGTTGCCATTTGACTTTCCTCTTAATTGATTAACTACGAATGCTAACGATAGCTTCTACCAGACCATAACCGTCTACAGTTTTATCTTCAAGTGAACGACCAATTACGTTAAATGATGTAATTTCGCTCTTAGATGCTGCACGGGCAAGCCCGCCGCCTGCTGATACTAGTCTATCGCCCTTCTTAATTATACCAACTACTCGAACTGGAGTACGTCCTTGAAGTGCTACAGTTGCAACGTAGTCACCTTCTAATGCACTATTCATTAAGTATGCTGGCTTAGTACTTATCACACCAAACACGTCATCACTTAAATCTTGACTACATTCCGTAACTTCATGTGTACCACCAATCTCTACTACTGTACCTGGAGAATATTCAGCATCAGCTAGATATTTTTCTGCTAAGTCGGCGTATTTTGCGTTAGTAGCAGTACCATCAAATACTGTAGCCCATATTGTGCCAAATCTAGTAGCTGACCCGCCCATATCACCACTGCCGCTGGTTCCTGTTTTAGTTATGCTTGGAATGTTTACAGTGGCGAATGTTGGACTAGCTGTAGTTGCAATGTCCTGTGCAGCAGCAATAGTAACTGCACCTGAACCGTTGTAGCTAGTGCCTGTTAACCCTGTGCCAATTGTTAATGTAGGTAAGCTAATACCGGTTAGTGATAG